GCGCGTGATGGTCTGCCAGAAGGTTGTCGAGTTGACTGCCGTGGTGGTCACACCGGTGATCGCCTCGGTGCGCGCGATGCCATCCTGGTCGGTGCCATAGACCGTGAACACGACGCCCGAGACATCCCCCGCGCTGTCGATGGCGATACGCACGCCGCCGATGCCCGCCGAATAGGCGGTGGTCGGGACGTCGTAGATGCTCCAGACCCCGTCGACAACCTGGGCGCCGTCGAGATCAAGATCCGCAGCGCCTGCCGTGGTCTGGTTCTCGGCGATGCCGTTGGTGACGACGTCGAGCGGGTCCATGTCGCTGAGCTTGTAAACCATGTCGTGTCCTTCTTGGCGTTGCGCGGGTTCGCCCGGCTAGGTGCCGGGCGAGGATGCGTTGCGGGGTACTTACGCCGGGTCGCCGAAGGCGAATGCGGCCTGATCCGATACGAGGTTGCCAGTCCAGGTGTCGGTGGCGTTGCCGTCGTAGCCGCCAGCCGGGTCGATATCGGCGATGGCGTTGGGGAACACGTTGCCGGTGACGACGTTGAAGCCGCCGCCGGAGATTTCCACCTTTTCGGTGGCCGCCGTCGAATAGTGGCGGTTGCCCTGGAACAGGCCATAGGAGGACGGGCAGATGATATCGTTGGTGTTCTGCAGGAACCGATTGCCGATAACGCGCGCGCGGAGCGGTACGGCGATCGCCGTGGACGAGCAGTAATAGCCGGTGGTCAGCAGGTAGAACTCGTTGTCGAGCAGCTGGACATTGCTGCAACCGCCGACATCCTGGACGCCGTAGGTGGTGGTGACATCGACACCGACGAAGCGCATGCCGCGGGCGATGAAGTGCGAGGCGTCTGGGTTGACCGCATCTTCGGCGCGACGCAGTTCGACGCAGGCGCCAGAGGTTGGCTCGGGCGTCATCAGGAAGTTCTGCACGCTCCAACCCTGCTCGCGGCAGCGCAGCAGCGCCTGGCCAGCGACAGCGCCGGAACTCGGATAGGTCCACTTGGCGCCGTCGTCATCGCGCACGCCGCCGGCGGCCATGCCGATGATTGAAACGCCGGTGACGCCGAGCGGGGCGATGAGTTGCTCGCGCACGGTGCCGACGAACCAGATGGTGTCATTGTCGCCGACATTGGCAGTGGTGCCATCGCTATGGTAGAGCGCGCGGCCCATGGTGCGGAAGGCGGATGTCGGGGATTTGCCGTTGTTGCCGTCGGCGCCGTTTACCGTGTCGACGAACCACTGGGTGCCGAAATAGGAGGCATCAGCACTGCCATAAATCGGTATTCCGAAACTCGAAATTCCATTCGTGAAATTTGTTAGGGCCATAACCGTCAGGTCTCCTTGCGGCGCGCTGCAGCCGGAGTAGCCGAGGGGTGGTTACCTCACAGGGCGCCTGCGGGGAGAGTACGCTGGGGGCTTGGAAAAGGAAAGGGCCTCCGGTTGGGCGGCCCTTTTGGTTTATGCAACCTTGGTTGCCTGGTACAGTCGGTCGGCCGGCAAGTCTTCCGGGTATAGGGCGGCGAGTTCGATCTGGTAAGGCGTGACCGTGAACAGACGGCCGTCCTCGCGTTGCACATCTATCAACTGCCCAGAGGGGTCGATGCCGACAACGCGAACATATATCTCGCGCTCATCCAGCTGATACCATTCCCACGGGCGAAACATCTGCCCGATATCCCTCGCCTCGGGGGTCATTGTTTCAAGCTGCGCGTTGAAAGCACGGACGGCGTCGGCGGAGTTTTTGGTCTTCATTTAGTGGTCCTTCGCTGGTTGTAGGGCACGCCCGGCACGTACCAATCGGTTAACGGGTTCTCGATGATGTCGGCGGCGGCGCGTAATTGCGCCGGGTCGTCGTGGTCGCGTAAAATCGAGCGGTTACATTCACCATGCACGATGGCTCGGATGCGCCCTTCGTGAACACCGCTATGCGCGTGGTCGACATGGTAGGATCGGTTGTCAGACTCGAATGGAATGGAGCACACCGGGCACTTACCGCCTTGCCTATGGATAAGCTCGTCGTACTGTTCGACGGTGATGCCGTATTCCCGCATCAGGATGTACGCGCGGGTTTTATCGCGGCGCCCAAACTGGAAAGCGTTGGTGCACGCGCGGCAGTTAGTTCGGTAGGTGCTTAGTTTAGAAGGCTGGAACTTATCGTGCGTCAACCATTCCTGGCACTTGTTGCACTGCTTTAGATTTTTGGCGTGTTGCTCCGCCTCGAACGCAAGGCAGCCGCTACAGGACCGACCGTGGTGCGCGAACATGCTCTTAGGAAGCAGGCGCTTGCACCGGACGCATTCGCTCTCGGTCATCCACGACAGTTTGCCGCGCACCGCGTATGCTTGGCGGGTAGCAGACGACGAACACTCCCGGCAATGCCCATGGCGCCCGTCACGATTTTTCGGCGACCGCGCAAACATCTCCACCGGTTTGGTGTTTCCACACTTAGGGCAGCGCTTCATAGGTTCGGTTCCTTACGACACTCGCCTTGATAAACTACTACCTCCCACCTGTAAACAAATATAACCAACTGGCAAAAAATAAAGGGCGCCATAGGCGCCCTTTCAAGTATTCGTCGAGTTCAGAAATATTACGCGCCGGGGGACGCCCATGCCGCCAAGAAATCGCTGGCTCCGAAGGCGTATCTTGCTCGGGTCTTCCAACGAAGATTGCCAGTATCGAAGTCTGGATCGCTCTCGTTACTTTCAGGTACGCGGTTAAAGTACTTGAAACCTTCTGGAACGTCAGTCGTGAGGAAGAAAGCATCCGGATCGACCAAAAAATGATTGGTCACGAAGCCTTCCGGCACCGCCGAAGACGACCGGATCGCGTTGATCGTGTTGTTCGCGGTGCCGACCTGGAGCTGGGTTTCCAGCACCTTCTGGGCGGTCCACTGGTTCTCGGGAGCGACAACCAGCTTCTTGACGCGAACGTTGATCAGCTTGCCGCGATCGTCAGTCCACCGGCTGATCTGCGTGATGGCGTCCTCGAGCGAAGTTTCGTTGAGGTCGACAGCGACAGTCGGACGGTTGGCAATGGTCGGGCCGGCGATCTGCGGGTGGGCCGTATTGAACAGCGACACGCCATCACCCACGCCGTAGGTGGTGAAGCCGTTGTTCAGGATGGCCGCCGCCTTGATCTCCTTGGTGTTGCGCATGGAGCGGGCAAGCTCCTTGACGTAACGGGCCGAGAGCGAATCATAGAGGTTGTCTTCGTAGGCTTCCTGCGTCAGCGCGAAGCCCAGCGAGTAGGTCTCCATGATGTAGCGGGTGGTGTAGCCTTCCTGGGCGGTATCGAACAGGGTGGCGGAGCCTTCCTGCTTGACGGGCGCCGAACCGAAGCCGGTCAGCTTCTGGTCTTCCTCGAAACTGCGCTCCGAAGAGTACTCGCTGTAGATGTCCATGAACTCCAACGGATACTCGTTGTAGGTCAGACCGAAGAGTGCATTCAGACCAGGAAGCAGTTCCTTGGTCAGTTGAGCACGAGAGATTGCAGCCATTTTCCGTGCTCCTTAAATGCCGGTCAGCGTGGTGAGCTGATGGTTGTTGAACTTGACCAGGACGATGGGGAAAGCGTCACCCCACGCATTGTCCGGGCCTTCCCACAGGCCGACGATGCGCAGCGGCAGCGTCGAGGTGGTGTCGACCGAGCTGGCGTCGAGAGCGTTGCGGCTCTTGCCGACCGTGGCCGAGCCGGCGGTCTGAACGATGGCGGCGTTGGCGCCGAGTGCAGCAATGGTCAGCGTGTCGTCGGCCTGGATCATGAACACGGCGTTGGGGTCGTTGACCACCATGCCGAGCGGCCGGCCGGGGCCGGTGGTCACCGAGGTCGTGGTGGCACCGGGCCAGAACTGCCCGTTGGTGAAGTAGCCGAGATTCGGCGTGACATAGGAGCAGCCGACGAACACACCCTGCGGCGTGAGGGTCGCGGTGCCGACGTCCTTCTCGATATAGCCGGTGGTCAGCAGTTCGACCACGTCGCCGAAGAAGATCGAAGTGGCTTCGCCATCCTCGATGTCGAAGGTGGAGAACCCCTGGCTATTGACACCCTGTGCGAGCTGCACGGTGGGGATCATGCCGAAGGGATAAGCAGTGCTGGACATAGCCAGGCTCCTTGGGTTAGCGGAGGGCGTTACCGCCCGAACACGACGTCGCGCCGCTTCTTGTACAGCCGCTCGGCATACTCGCCGGGGTCGCGCATGTAGTCGCTTTCGGCAGACTCCAGCTTGGCCTCGGTTTTCTCCCGGATCTGGCGCGTGCGGTCATCCACAACTTCCTGCGGAATCTTGCACAACACCAGGCCACCACGTTCGACAAGGCCCTTGTTCTCGCTGAAGCGGACTTCATGGGCGAGTTCGGGGAAGTCC